AAACAACTGATATGCAAGTATCTAAAAATGCAATCATGTGGATTCATGAGCAGTTAGAAGGTATCTGCGAAATCTTGCTTTCTCAGGCTGAGGAAAAGGCTAAGTATCATCAATCGAAGAGGATTGAACCGAGGCACATTCAGCATATCCGTGTCCCTGAGAGCGCAGAAGATTTTGTCTTTCTAAGTCATGATGAATACATTAAGGATGGAATTTAAATGTATTCTGATGACTTGGTTCTCTCTTGGCTTCAAGTCTATAAAAACGTCACCTCTTTCAGTTTCGAAGTGTTTTTTCCTCTAGGTGAGAAAGAATTAAATTTGTTGTCGAAAGGACTTCATGTCCACTTAGATTATTTTGCAGACAATCAAACTGAGTTTGCTATTATTTATGATGAGATTAACGAAGAACTAGCAAATGCATTAGGCACTTGGAGAGGCACTAGTCTTTCATTTATTTTCCCCGGTGAATGTTCAGACTTAGAAAAATTAGTTAAAGAAACGATTATGAATGGACTATTGTTTATGAGAATTAAAGGGGAATATTTAGGAATGTCCGAGGTGGATTCAGGTGTATAATAAAGACATGCTTAGTGGAATTTTTCTGGCTCTAGCCAAGATTGATTTTCATATTAACATTGATGAGAAATCTGAGATTGGTTATCGCGTTAGATTGCGAGCAAATATCAGAGCAAAGAATTCTGACTTCCTAAAGGGAGTCGCTAGAAGTTTGGAACAACATTACATTTCGACAACATATAAAGATAGAGAACATAAGAGCCGCCCCCAACCAATTCTAATTGTTGGAGGCATTGATAACCTAGAGTTACTTTGTTCTCTCATTCCTAAACTTCCTGATGCAAAGGACGAATGGGATAACTTTAGAGAAGCAGTTAAAATCGTTAAAAGCAGAAGACACTTATCTCAAGAAGGAATGGATAAATTATTAGAATTAAAGGGAGTATTGTGAATGGGATTAACCAATCTAAATAAGAATAGACCAATTTTGATTACAGGGAAACCGGGCTATGGAAAGTCTAAGAAGGCTAGGGAGTTTTGTGAAGAACCCTTAGTCTTCTATGCTAATGAAATTGATACGACTGATATTGGTTCCTTCGGTATTGAAGGAGGAATCATTATTGAAGACGTTCACCATAAGCCTAGAAAGGAAGACATTCTGTATTTGATTCGACATTATAAAGGTCAAATTGTTTTGACTTCAATCAATGAGAAATCAGTTCCTTCAGAAATCAAATCCAAATGCCAAATCAAAAGAGCAGGTCGAACAAATTTCATGCGAAATGAAATTCTAGAGATAGCACCTAGAAGTGAAGAACCAAAGAACACAGAATTAGATACGTTCTCTTTGGTAATGGAAGTTCTAAAGAATCCAAATAGAGATGATGTAGCAAACATGCTATTGTTTAATCGGCCACCCGATACACAATTGATTACTTGGTTATCTGAAAATGTCCATCCGAACAGACTTCTGTTCATTGATGGCGTAGTGAAAAGGCGTTGGCCTGCTAAATATTTCTATGAAATGATTGCATATTCTATTCCGGGTAACTTCTTTGGAAGACTGAATATGCCGAAAAGATACACCTATTCTAAGGTGACGCCGATTTGTCGAAAACTAAAAGTCAAGGACGAGCAACTTTTGCGTCAGTTGCTTAAAGACCCTGATTTCAAGTCTTGGGCAAAGACAAAACTAAACCATTCCGAATGTCGAATATTGGGAATCGGTGAAAAACGAAGACGCAAGAAAACTGACCCCGTTGTTTATGATTCGGGTTCACTAGAACAATTTATGTGATTAAAATGAGACCTAAAAATAAGAGAATAATTGATGGTTGTGTAGAACTTATCTTAGAAGCAGGAAGACCACTACCAACTAGAACCTTAACTGAGATGTTACAGGATAGAATACCTCCACGTTATCTTCCTGCAAATTCTAGAACAACTGCTAATATTTTATCAAAATGCGATAAAGAGAAAAAACTCAGGTGTATTCCTGAGAACATTAACAGGCCAAAGAACAAGAAATTCCTTTGGACTGTGAGAGATGAATGGAGGAATTAAAATGCTATGGACAGAAAAATACAGACCTAAGACACTAAGAGATGTTGTTGGACAAGAACATTTCACGATGGATGCAACCTCATGGGTTGAAGAAAACAATATGCCTAACGTTTTGGCTTACGGTAATCCCGGAAATGGGAAAACTGCCGCCATGTATGCGCTTGGTCGTTCAATTCTGAAGGACTCATTTACAGACAACTTTATTGAAGTAAATGCATCAGATGACCGACGATTGGAAACAGTTAGAACCACAATCAAGAGCGTTGCTCAAAGTGGAACAATTGGTGACGCACCTTTCCGTATCATGCTTCTTGATGAAATGGATGGTATGACTTCTGATGCTCAGAACGCTCTAAAGAGAATCATGGAAAGATACTCGTCAAATATTCGATTTATGATTACCTGTAATGATAAGAGCAAAATTATCTTTGCACTTCAAAGTCGGTGTGCAAACTACCACTTCAAGCCTTTGAGTCGAAGCGTGATTCTAGACGTAATCAAGGAAATCCTTCACGCTGAGAGTATCACTAGATTCTCTGAGGATGAATTGTCCACCTTTATTAATGCAGGTGACTTGGACTTAAGGAGGGCGATTACTCAAGTCCAAGCGGCTAAGTCAAGTAACACCTCACTTTCTAAGCAAATTGAAATCGGACTTGAAGAGTTTCAGAAAGTCCTGCAATTACTATCAGATAAGAATAAGGCTCAGGAAAAGTTGGTTAGCATGAATGTAAATGGCCGTTCGATTCGAGAAATCATCGAAGGCTTACATGATGCTTTAGTCCAATCCGAAGGGATGGACTCAAATCAAAAATGGAAACTTCTCCGAATCTTTGGAGAAGCACAATGGCGGTCCACAACCATGACTCCGAGAGTATTAATCTCTTGGATGGTTGGGCAAATTTAAAAATAAAAAAGAAAAAGAGTGTGAGAACATGAATGAAAACGTAAAAACAGAAATCGAGAAGTCCCTTCAATACATTGGGATGACTCAAGAAGAAGCAGAACAGAAGTATGGAGAAATCTGTGCTGAGAATGGTGTGGAAACTACCGATTCTTTCGGTAAGGCCCTTTGGCGGTCCTTTGTTTCTCAACATCAGCGTTCAAAAGCGCAAACGAAGCAAGATGATGGAAGCCTAACGAAGACCGTTTTCGGATTCTTCGTAACTTTGGACGCTCCACGCGATATGATGGCTTGGAAGCGTCGAACTGCGGGCGAAGAATACCGTCGTGATGCAGATGCCGCCCTAGAAAACGGCATTGTTGCGATTGCTACAGAAAATGCTCTCGGAAAGTGGGTTGTTTCCCGAACACATAAGGGAACCTATGAAGAAAAGGTTGTTTCTAATCTTCCCTCCGGTGCTGAAGAAGGAATTGATGGGCAATATTTTATCCCTCTCGACAATACCGAGCGTTATATGAACGGTGGAGAAAACAAAGCCTACGGGAAACCTCTTCCTGTTGAGCAATTCCGACGACAAGGAATGTTTTACGGAAGCGTTGGTGGTGGTGAAAATCAAATGTGGGCTTTCTCCTACAAGAATCAGCCCGGAGTTGATTTCCAACCAAACACTTTCGATTGGGTAACTTTCCTTGCGATTCCCAATCAGGAACGCGGCGCACTTTACGGCATGACTGAGGTAACAAAGGCTAGCCTTGTGCGAAATTCAGATGTGGACCCTGAATCGGAACACTACCGAGATATGTCTTCTTTTGACTTTGAGAACTTCATTATGAATGACCTCTCAGAAAACCTCGTTCCTTTGCATGAGTTGGACCGAAAACACGAAGAGTTCCAATCGCGCGACTATGGAAGTCGTTTTGTTGTTACTGACGGGGTAGTGTGCAACATGAACATGACCGCAACCAAGAACGGAAACCGCATTCTGAACATCACAGACCTTGATGCTGAGTTTGATTACGAAGAAGGAAGTGGTGTCGTAACCTGTTGGATTCCTGAACATATCGAAATTGATTTCGGTATTGGTTCCGCAGTTGTTGTGATTGGACGTTCATCCCGAAGAGTTGTTGATGGTGAAACTGAACCTGCAACAATTAACGTCGGTGGACTTTACGCTATCGAAAAGCGTGGCTCCGTGGTGGAAACACCTCAAGCCATCGAAGAAGACTTCGATTGGTTCTGAAAACTAATTACCGTGTAAGCGTGGCGGTTGAATGACGCTCAATAGGGTGCAAAGCCCTTTCCCGTTGGGGGATTAAATATGTTAAAACAGAATAGATACTTTTTACTAGAAAACAATTATGTGATTGATTTAATCAATGTAGATTTCATCACATTCAAAGAAAACGAAAAGAAAGATGGCGAATATTGGCTTAAGTTTCATCTTGGGTCAAAGGAATGTCGCTATAAAGCGGACGGCCAAGATGAAGTTGTCCGTATTTTGAAAGTTTGGTCAAATGTCCACGGCCAAGAATTAAATTTAGAAGAATATGAAATTGGTGGTTCGAATGGGTTTAACTGATAAGAAAGGAACAAACGCGGCTTCAGGAGCATTCAAAGAAAGACTTGAAGCACATAAGGCAAAATTGATGCAGGATAAGAAGTCCCGTATGGTTTTGGGAATTTGGGGAGAACCCAAGACAGGAAAGACAGGTATTGCGCTTGATTTTCCCGACCGACCAATTTATGTTTTAGATTGGGATATGGGTGTTCAGTCCACATGGATTGAACATCATGATGCAACAGAAAGAATTACTGTTTATTGTCCCATTGAAAAGAACAAGGAAAACGTAACCGACATTAACGCTTCTGAGAAAAACTCTCACGACTTTATCAAATATGTTCGTGAGAAGATTGATGAAGGAGAAAAGCCAATTTTTGTTATTGATGGTGTGGACTCTTGGTTTGAAGCCTGTATTTTGAAGGTTAATCCTAACCCTACTGTGGTCACAAAGATTATGCCTTTCCAATATGGTGCGCGAAA